ACACATATCAAGTTGATAGAAATTGGAGTCATATCAAGTTGATAGATTTGGAGGCATATCAAGTTGATAAATATCCAAGACATATCAACTTGATAGATATCTAACACATATCAAGTTGATAGATTTGGAGGCATATCAAGTTGATAGAAATTGGAGTCATATCAAGTTGATAGATATCCAAGACATATCAACTTGATAAAATCCAAGACATATCAACTTGATAAATGTCCAACACATATCAAGTTGATAAATATCCAAGACATATCAAGTTGATAAATGTCCAAGACATATCAAGTTTATAGAAATTTAGAGATGTATCAACTTGATAAATTTCCAAGACATATCAACTTGATAGATATCTAACACATATCAAGTTGATAGAAATTGGAGTCATATCAAGTTGATAGAATTTGGAGTCATATCAAGTTGATAGAATTTGGAAGCATATCAACATTGATAAATATCCAACACATATCAAGTTGATAGAAATTGGAAGCATATCAAGTTGATAGAAATTGGAAGCATATCAAGTTGATAGAAATTGGAAGCATATCAATGTTGATAGATATCCAAAACATATCAAGTTGATAGATATCCAACATATATCAAGTTGATAGAAATTGGAAACATATCAATGTTGATAGATATCCAAAACATATCAAGTTGATAAAATTAGAAGCATATTCACATGAATAAATCTCCAAAAACATATCAAGTTGATAGAAATTGGAAGCAATTAACTCGGTTTGCAATCTGTTTAGTCGATCTAAATCTACTGACTTGATTTGCATTCGCCGAATAAATATACCAATTGGGTTAATAGATACTGTTAATCCTCGAGATTTATTTGTTAACAGTCGATCTTTAACTGTTAATCCTCGAGATTTATTTGTTAACAGTCGATCTTTAACTGTTAATCCTCGAGATTTATTTGTTAACAGTCGATCTTTAACTGTTAATCCTCGAGATTTATTTGATAGCACTCGATCTTTAACTGTTAATCCTCTATCTTTAACTGTTATCTCGATCTTTAACTGTTAATCCTCGATCTTTGGTTGTTAACTGTTGATCGCTGGAAATTAAATAAAAGTAGTAATTAGAAGTAAAGAGTACTCCTAAAACCTTGACAAAAAGGGAAATCTGAAGTTAATGAAATAAGATTAAAATTTGATCGAGGGTTTTCTGCTTTCCTTTGTAAGACTGGATCAATACTTGCCGAAATCTTCCGATACCCAGGAAAACAGGCCTTGACGTTGTCCATGTAAGTCTCCTTTTCCCAAGGGGTGAAGATTTCACCATTGATCCTATCTAATTCTGTCTAAACTTCATCTCCTATAACAAGATATCTACACAATCTTTAAGAATTTTTCCTATGACAGGATATTTCTCAACTTTGAAACATTTAAGTTTAATTGAATATCTCTTTAATGTTGGATAACTCTATTGTAATCGGGAATCTCCGCGATGTTAGAGAATTCTATTGTAATCGGGGTCTACGCGATGTTAGAGAATTCTATTGTAATCGGGGTCTACGCGATTTTGGAGAATTCTATTGTAATCGGGGTCTACGCGATGTTAGAGAATTCTATTGTAATAGGGGTCTACGCGATTTTGGAGAATTCTATTGTAATTGGGGATCTCCGCAATGTTGGAGAATTTTACTGCAATCGGGTATCTCCGCAATGTTGGATATCTCTATTGTAATAGGGTATCTCCGCAATGTTGGATATCTCTATTGTAATAGGGGATCTCCGCAATGTTGGATATCTCTATTGTAATAGGGTATCTCCGCAATGTTGGAGAATTCTATTGCAATCGGGAGGGATCTCCGCAATGTTGGATATCTCTATTGTAATAGGGTATCTCCGCAATGTTGGAGAATTCTATTGCAATCGGGGGGGGTGATCTCCGCAATGTTGGATATCTCTATTGTAATAGGGTATCTCCGCAATGTTGGAGAATTCTATTGCAATCGGGGGGGATCTCCGCAATGTTGGAGAATTATATTGTAATCGGGGATCTTTGGGATGTTGAAACTGGAATAGATGAATTTTCCTAGATTGGAAATCGATGAGTCATTGTCATTTTCTGTTAATTTGGGATAATATCGACATTACTATGATCATGGGATTCTAGTAATGTTTTGGCATGAGTTATATCGGGAAGAGGGAAGGAGTTAGAAGTGTAATATTCGATGATAACGATTAACTTTATGTCCAACTGGAAATGGGAGTTAGCTAGGAGGAATTATTACCGTTGTCATGGTCTTTGATTTGAAATATAAGATATAAGATATAAGATAATGATGGGATTTCTTGAGACTTAATTAGGTGGGGGGTTTGTTTCTGACAAGAAGTTATTAATAGTTGAAGTCTATACCTGATGAAAACTTTTTCAATCAACATACATCGATAATTTATCCATTAACGATTATCTGGAGATAGAGTTAGTTTGAAGTCAGATGTTAATTTGAAACGAAGTAAAGAATAACGATGAGAGATCTTTGGTATTGTTTAGATTTCTGGTTCCGTATCGATATACAACACTTAACGATTAATCGTTAATCGTTGAGTGATTATTTTCCGATTTAATGGGGTATCATTGTTGATACGGTTAACTATTAATTCGAAACTGGTAGTATGTTTCAATATTCATTGGGAATCGTTAATGAGAAAACTTAGATATCGAGATTTGTTAGAAGACATTCCTAAATGTTAATGTCGATTGTTTCTTTTTGGGAAACCATTGGATTGGTTACACGAATAATATTCTGATCGTGATGAGATATTATTTGTTTTCTCGAGCTCATCAATGTTGGATGATAATGGTTGGAGGAGTATTATTGTAATGGATATCGGGATATGAATGTGTAGACAGGAGTGTCTCGATGTTTTAAATGAAGGTGAGGTGTTTTTATGAAGGAGAGAGGGGGATATAAGATAGGAGGAGAATTAATATAACATTTGGAGATCGAAGTGATATTAAAGAGAAAAGAGGGACAGGATGAAAGATAGGAGAGAGGAGAATTTAATCAAGATTGGAAGAAGAAGACGACTGAGAAGAGAGAGGTGAGTGGAGAGAAACTTATGGGTTAATTGGTGATATTTGGTGTTAAGATCGGAAAGAAATTGTTGTTTGTTGCCCAGATGAAGAGATTCAAAGATTTCTGCTGTGACTTCATTGGCACGGGAGACGGCTCCATCCATCCAATGAGATCCGGTGAGGGCTCGTTCGGCGCCGGCGAAAAAGATACGTCCATGATTTACACGAAGATATTTAGCATAGGTGTGGAAGGAACCGTCGGGGAAGTAGTAGTAGTACTGTACGGCGGGGATGAAGGGTTTCTTTTCAGACCAGTCTTTAATATACATCCGTTTAAATGTGCGATAGATGACGTCTTTGAAGTCAGGACACCAGAAGGCAAGATATTTCAGGGACTGGATTTGAAGTTCATCGAGAGATAGATGGGAGGCTCGGGATGGGTCAACAATGATACGATAGATGCCCTGTTGATGATCATGACTTAAATTCATGACGGCACCGAAGAGACCGTTGGATTGATACGTGGAGATATGAGGAAGAATGACGAGTCCAGGAAGCCAATCATGTTCGAATTCCAAGATGATGTTAAAGGAGGCATCAAACCATTGTACAAGAGTGGAGTTGGCACTTATAACGGGAGAAGGAAGTGGTGGGGAATAGGAAATATTGAGAGAGGCGGAAGGAGAGGTGACGACGATAACAAACTTACAGTAGGTGGTAGAAGTTGGAGTTTAGACTTTAACGTGGTATGGGTTTCCGTGAAAAGTGGAAAGAGAGGAAGAAGATTGGAGAATGGAAGTTACAGGTTCATGAGGAAAGATGGGACTGTCAAGATGTTGAGTCAGATGTTCAATGAAGGTTCCCGTGCCATCTTTCCAACGGAAGGTGTTAGAGAGAAAGAGACCCGATGCGAGAATACTAAACAACCTCTGATAGATCAAGAGAGAGGCGTAAAGTGTCGACATGCGAGATAGATCTGGAGGGAGATTTTCAATCAGTAAGAACCAGTTTCTGACGGCGTCTTTGCAGTTTTCGTTCGACGTTTGTGAATTCAGCCACGCCTCAAGGGACAGGGTATCATAGGTGACGATATCGGGATCACTTTCGGGAAAGTTATACTGGTATTTATGGAAGCGTCGGCCGAAAAACCAGAGAGAAAAAAAGAAGATAGGGGTGACGAAGAATATGATACATGCCTCCTCCAAACAGTTTAATGGATGGAAGAAACGGGTAACACTCGATTTCACAGGCAAGACCCAAAAGAGAGGTGTCACCGAGAAGTATCCAGGTTCCTCCATAGGAGACTTTTTCTCCATTCTGTAAGGAGAGGGAGAGAGTTCGACCTCCAATTGTATCCGTGGCTTCATAAACGATACATTTTAATCCGAGGCGATTAAGTTGGTAGGCGGAGGCCAGTCCACTCAGACCAGAGCCGACAATAACAACATCGGTATAGCGGTTTGGAGGGAAAGACATATCTTGATTTCACAGAGAGGAGATTTCATTTCTTCTCTCTTCAATCAATATTAAATTCGAGGATTAATATTGATTGAAGAGAGAAGAAATTTAATTTCGTTAAAAAAATAAACCTTGACATCATGTTTCCGAGTTTTCTTAAGTTTTTGGGAAATCTTGTTTTCACTCCGATTTCTCTTATCGTGACACTGGGGAGACTGTTCGTTCCAAGAAGTGACTCTCTTTGTCATCTTCCGGGTCATCATGGAGTTATGGGAAATTTGAGGTCTCTTTTTGACATGTTACGATTTAACACTCTGGATTTCCTTCTTCAGCTGAAAGAGAAATATGGAACGGACGATCGGAGTCCGATCGCGTTTCGCTTTCTCGGACGACCAGCCGTCTTTATCAGTGATCCGGAACATATTTATCAGGTGTTTAATGATCGAGAACATTTTAGTCTAAGTTCTCCTGAATTTCTTCTGTCGAGTTTTCGTCGGGAACTTCCGGACAATCTTATTACAGTGTCGGAACATGAGTGGCTTCCCATGCGTATTCGGACCAACTACATGCTCAACGGATTGCCTCTGAAGAGAATTGTTAAACTTATGAGAGAGACGATGGAACAACGAACTCTACCCGAGTGGAGAGAGTATGCTCGGAAGGGAGAGTCATTTGATCTTGGCAAGAGTGTCTTTGTCTACAGTTCCATTGTTGCATGTCGGTTTATTTTGGGTGTGTCTCAAGATGAAATTCCGGATACAATTCATGACCAGTTGAGTCGAATGTTTAATCATGTCCGGAAGAGGACCTTGTCTCCCATTGTTATTCCGTCCTGGATACCGACTTCCTCCAACCGAAGTTATGTGCGTGACACAACTGATATTAAAAACTACATTCTTCAGTATCTCGATCGAGCCAAGACAACTCATACACTTGCCGGATCGATTATCCGGGCTCGGACTCAGAGAAACTATGATGTGACGGACGATCAGTGGGACCAGATGACGACATATATTCAAAGAAGTATTGACTCACCGACTGCAACACCTGATGAGATTAACCGGATCCTTCGACAGAAATATGAAAAGATTAAACAAGAAGGAGAGGATAAGTTGAGTCAGATACATTATGTCGTCACCGAACTTCGAAAGGCCATCACAAATCAGTATAAACTTAAGGAGTCGGTAGAGGAGGATGAGGTTGAGTGTGAACTTGGAAGTATTCTCTGTCAAGGAGGGACGATTGATGTGCCTCGGGCGGTCAATGAGATTCGGGGAATGCTCATTGGGGCCTCCGAGACGACGATTCTTTTGATGCAGTGGATTCTCATTCATATTTCAGAGAATCTCGAGATTCAGGACAAGATCTATGAGTCAATTAAAGATGAGAAATCGGACGTTCCCACGTATGATCCGACGAGACATAAGTATCTCTATGGCGTTCTTCGAGAGGGGTTGAGACTTGGTCCTCCCGCTTTCGTCTTCATTCGATATGCGGTAAAAGATGTGTACATGAATAAGGGCGAATTCTTCATTCCCAAAGATACAACAGTGGTAGGATCTCAATATATCACACATCGTCTGAAGGATGTTTGGGAGAATGAGACCAAGTTTGATCCCGACAGATGGAACAAACCGGCTCAACGAGGATCGTTTTTCCCATTTACAGGAGGTCCTCGGATGTGTCCCGGACAAAACTTTGCGATAAACGAGGCCTTTATCGCCATAGCAACGCTCTTTAAACACTTCAAGTTCCGCCGCGACGATAATCGAAAGGTTGGCTATAATGTCGGACTAACACTGCGACCCGACACTTCCATCCGTATCGTTCTCGAACCGCGAGATTCTCCTCCGAAGACATGATGAAATTAACATTCGAGAAAAGAGGTGATCTTCTGCCAGATAAGTGACAGTGGAAAATTTATCTGGCAGAAGAGAGTTTGTTCTTTCATTGGATATATCATGTTGATGAAAACGATGGAGGAAGGTCATATCCGAAACCGGCGATAAAGTCAGCCAGATCATACTTTTCCAGAAGTTGAGCTGTGAGATAGGCTGTTTCTTTGACGGTTATCCCATTTTCATCGGTAAATGTTCCATATTTTTCGAGAATTCGGGTCAGAAGAGGTATGGCATCGACGTTAACTGATTCTTCGATGGTGTAACCTAACAGGTCCGGATAAAATTCAAGGTAATTGTCAAGTATATCCATGACCACGTCAACTTGTTTTCCACTAATGGCGTTACTAATAGCGAGGTGAGGATCGAGAGAGGCCCGAAAGAGAAGAAAGTTGACAATATCTCGGTATCCACGATAACTTGCTGTAATGAGAGCTAAATTAAGAATGTTGCGTCGATTAGGTCCTGTCACTAACCAGTAAAAATGTCTAAAGAGTTCGAAATTGCCATCTCTCACCGCCCAACCGAGACAGATCTCTGGACTTTGATAACGTTCCGATCCATAGGTGCACCTCTGTCCGACGGTTGAAAGGAGTTGAAGATATCGTTCTTGTGGCGAAAGAGAGGTCACGTTAAACTCTCTTCCTGATACTCCGAAGTCAGCCTGAGCTTTCTGAGACCAAAAATGTGGGTCGGAACAGTAGTTCCGAAGAATGTCAACCTCATGACAAAGTCGGACGAGCTCCTCATATGGCCAATAGAGAACAAGTTCATAAATCTTTTCCGGGGGAAGAAGTTCAAGATATGACATCTTTGTTATAATTCGAACATTTTAAAATCGAGATTTCGCATGGAAAAATTCCGATTAGCCATCCATTTTGCGATCTTTGGATTCCGACTCCAAAGATCGAAGAGACGTTTATTTCGTGGATTTAGATGATGAGTTCCATTTCTTCGAAGTCTCTCGGAGAAAGAAGATTTCGTTCCAAAGCATATTTCTTGAGATAGGGAATGAGATCTCGATGAGAAAATAAAATAAATACAGAGGAGAACAGATCGCGAATATTAATTCGAATTCCGTGCTCTTCAAGATAATCGAGAAGATCGCCAAGAGTTTTCGGTTCTGGCCAACTCGGAATAACATTTTAATGAAGATATCAGAGAGAGTTCTTGGGTTAAACGAATAATGATGGAGGATATAGTCGATAAGAGGAATACTTCCGAGTTCAGCAGCCCGGGACAGAAAAAGAGACGGTCGGAGATGATAGAAATACTTGAAGTTGAGATAGCGGAGGGAGGGTCGATTGGGAGGATACCGATTTTGATCCAAGGAAAGAAAGAGATCTCGAGACAGACCGAACTCTCTTTCAACTTTTCGAGCCCAAAAGTATTCATCTTGACAGAGAGAGTTAACTCGGGAATAGAGATTACATAACTTCATAATGTCTTGGAAAGGTAACTCTAAAAGGATTTCAACTAAGATGTCTCGAGGCAAAAGATGAATACGGGAGAGATCCATTTTTATGCTCTGAAATAATCTCTCGAATGGATAATTTTCCTTTCGAGAGAGAGAAAGAAAAATCGGAAGAAAAACTTCTTCTTCTTCTAGGAAGAGGAGGAGGAGGAGAAAAACTTCAATAAAAGTGAAGGAATGTCTCCAAGAAGGGAATGTTGGAAACAATACTTGATAAGTAGTTTAACAATATAAGGACGATTTTGTTCGATGGCGTCTTTAAATGCGTATTCGAGGGGAAAATAGGAAAAGTCACGTTGGGAGAGATTTAGAAGTTCGAGGGCACGCTCAATCACAGTCTCGTTTCCCTGTCGTATCGCTTCCAGAAGTAGCTGAGATGGAAATCGCTGATAGTAATATTTCAGATCAAGATACTTCCAATACGGTTTGTTAGTCGGATAGACGTCATTGGAGAAGGGACGTTTTAATGAGAAATAGAATTCACGAGGATATGAAAGATCTTTCTCCGTCTTGAGAGCCCAAAAGTACTCACTCTGACAAATTGACTTTAACGAGGAATACACATTACATATCATCAGAATAGTTCCAATGGGTAACTCAAGAAGGATTTGGGCCCGCAGTTCAAGCGGTAACATGTCAAAATACGACTTCTTCGAATTCGATAACATCGAATTTTTTCCCATATCGAATTCGAAGAATTATTCTTTCAATAAGTTTTCTCGTCGAGATCTCAAGTCAAATCCGAGGAGGAGAGAACGTCGATTTCGAATTCAGATGGAATATATCTGTTTAGGAGTCTAAAAATGTCAGAATCGACCGCCTGTTGACGAGCTAAGATAAGATCCTCATTCGTCAAGAGTTTGTGACGAAGACCGGTCTCGATGAGATATCTGACAAGGTCCACATGTCCACTTGTCTGGATAACTTCAAAGAACACCTCTTTAAAAACGGAAGATGTCAAGATTCCCTGACTTATTCCATATTCGATGAAGGCCCGGATGGAAAAGACTCTTTCCTCTTGAACGGCCTTCAAAAGAGCCTTTCGAAGATCTTCTGGCGTCAGAAGACCTTGTTCTTGACCATATGAAATCAAGGAACCCTCGAGAGTGGCTTTGAGAATTTCTGAAGAGGGATTCAGGGGTATACCGAAATCTTCAAGGAGATCGAGAAGGGAAGAAGCAACATCGAGACGATGTTCCTGGGAGACGGTATCAAGAGCTTCGTTCAAGAGTCGGGGAGGGTCCGATACAAGATCTTTCTCCAGGAAAAAATCAACGAGATCGAGATGACCGGAAATAGCGGCTTCAATAAAGGCTTCATCAAGGATCTCCTGACTGAAAAGATGGTTTCGAAGGAGATATTCTACCATTTCCTTTTGAGACTGTTGGACGGCACTTAAGAGAGCCCAATCGAGACCTTGTTGACTGACAAGATGGTTCTCGACGAGATATTTAACAATGTCTTGAGAGTTTCTCTCCGCGGCCTTCCGAATGGCTATATCGAAATCCCAGCGATCGAGAAAATAGTGACTGACAACATACTCAAGTAAGGGCAAGTTTTCATCTTTGACAGCTCTGGAAAGAAGTTTCGACGGATGCCGTTGATAAAAACTCAGATCAAAATAGCGGAGATAAGGTTTGTCAGATGGATAGGGCAACTTCGACAGATCATGTTTCAATGAAAAGAAGAGATTCCGAGGAAGTCCAAAGTCTCGTTCAGCTTTGAGGGCCCAAAAGTATTTATCTCGACACAGAGATGCAAACTTTTTTGACGTTTGACACATCCGACGAAGACTTTCTCTTGGAAGTTCGACGAGGATTTGAACAAGAATATCTCGAGGTAACTGTTCAAGATTTTCGATGTCCATGATTTCTGTTGAGTTCTTGAAGGAAATTTTTGTAATAATATTGGAAAATATTATTACAAGAGACTGTTGAAGAATATACTTATGTTTCTTTTTTGGGGCCTCTTTTTTAGACGTTGTCGATTGCGTCTCGATTGGAGAGTCTTTGTGTTAGAAGATACTTTATTAGGTGAAGGTGACCCGGTCTGACCGAGTTTCTTATAATTATAAGGCTTCGTTAAAGTTCAGAATCGAAATAGCCTCGATTTCTGAGTTCGGAAACAAGATCGACATCTCCTCTGTTGATGGCGAGTTCAAGTGCAAACTGAGAATCAGCTCCATGGTTGAGAAGATAGACAACGATGTCTCCATTGCCAAGCGAAACTGCCGTCTCCAATAAAGAGTCAAGATCGATTGAGTCGAGAAGTTTCCATTTCTCTCCAAAGTCGAAAAGATATTTCAGAATGGAAAGATTGGACTTCTCAACAGCGAGAAGGAGAAGAATATTCAAGTCCGAGGAAGTCACCTCAAGGGAAGTGTTCTCCAAAAGATATCTTACAAGATCGAGATCTCCCCGTATCAGGGCTAGCCCCAAAAACTTCGAGGGAGAAAGAAAGACTTTCTGACTGAGTAAGTACTTTTGTCGAGCGTCGAAAGTTCGTATTCCCAAGATCTCAGAAAGTCGAGAAAAGAGACGTTGAGGAAGTTGAAAGTCTCGGTACGCCTTTTCCGCCCAAAAGTTCTCATCTTGACACAACCTGAACAAGTATGTTGACACTTGACAAACATTTAAAATATCCCGATATGGAAGATGAATGAGAATTCGAAAGATAATTTCGAGTGGCTGTTGTTCCAGAGAGTTAATATCCATCTTCTCGATTCTTTTATAACAATCCTAAATTAAGATTATGTCTTGTCTTGCCAATTTATCTCGGCGTCTTTCGAAAGTTTAATATCTCGACGTCGATATTCTCTTTTTCTCGAAGCAGTATTTCCCTGTTAAAAGTCGATGATGTTAAATAGGAAATAATCCCGTAGCGGTGTTTCTGAAAGGCCGTTTGTATCGTTGTCTCGAGAATTTCTTTTTTCTGGAGATGGAGAGACGATTGATCGAGCTGATTTAAAAAGTCCATAAAGTATCTGACGAGAGCAATATAATTTTCACATACAGCACTGTTAAGACCACTTAGAATAATTTCTTTTATCTCCTCTTGAGAAAGCTTATGAGCATATTGTGTCATAAGAGACTTAATTGTTGGAAGGGAACCGAAGAGAGAGACACGTCGAATGATCTCATCATCGAGTCTTCCACTCTGATCAACGAGATACTGGACAATCGAAAAATGTCCTCGACTGGCAGCCTCAAGACAGGCACGATACATGACATCTCGTGACAGATACGGACTATGTTTAAGAATGTACTCGATTTCCTTCAAACGTCCTTTTGCGACAAACCGAAAAAGAGAGTCACAGGGACGGCGAATATAGGATCGTACCTCTCGATAGCCTTCTCTCGGGTCCCGGAAAGAAAATTCGTCAAAGAGCTCAACAGGAAAGTCAAAGTCGAGATGAGCCTTCTCCCGCCAAAAGAGAGGATCTCGACAGAACGAGGCTACCTGTTTTGATTGTCGACAGAGACGTCTCAACTCTCTCCCCGGAAGTTGAAGAAGTTGTTCAACGTTAATTTCAGGTTCTGTGTTCATCGAAAAGTCAAGATTCAAGACAGTCTCTTCAACGTTCTTCTCTTCAACGTTCTTCTGAGTATGAGTATGAGTATGAGTATGAGTATGAGTATTCGTCGAATCGGAATTCGACGAAGAGTATATATAACTCAAACTCGGAACATAAAACGATAGAATTTGTCCCATTTTATTCCGACTTTTCTTTCTGTCGTCTTTCTTCTATTTTCTATTTCCTCGAAATAAATTATCTGAAAGTTCCGATGTGTGGAGAATTCGATTTACATAAATCGCCCGAGGAGGAAGAATGATACGAATTAAAGTTCTGGCTAATTTGGTTGGATTAAAATACACTCTCGAGAAAGAAAAATTCTGTTGAATGAGAACAATGACTCTGTCGAGATAGATGATGACTCCTCACGTTATATCTTGCCACAAAGGTACCAAGAGCAACAAAAGAGGTGAAGAAGACAGAAAATCTTCTTCTGTCTTCTTCTTTTTTTTTAGTTTCTGTTCATATTCAATGTTCCAGATGTCAAGGTTAACGCTTCAAAGAGATAGGAGCGAATGAAGGAACGAATGAAGAAAGAAGGTTGTCGACAGAATTAATAAGATGAGAGGATCAAGGGAAGGGTCTGTTTCTCTCCAAAAAGGAGAAGCCGAATAAAAAGACAGGAGAAAAATCTTTTTCTTATCCTATCTTTTTATCTCTTTACTAAAACGTAAATGTCGGAACGGCGTGTTTTTTGCGGTTTCATTGAGTATGTTCCCCTGGAAGGTGGATTCTTTGGGCTTATAACGGACGATGGTCAGAGATATGTGCCAACTAACTTACCAACCGAGTTTCGTCTCGGGAAACTTCGAGTTTGTGGGGAACTGCAAGTCAATCCGGATCAGATTGGATTTCAACAGTGGGGTGTCTTTGCGACTCTTCTTTCAATTCGACGACATGATGAGAACAGTTTCATCGTCTATCCTCCAGTTATTATTCCAAGGCCGTCTTTTCCGAGGTCGATCTTTCGGGGAGGGATTGTTTATGATTCGGATTTTCGTCCCCTCACTCCTGACATTATCGATATTTCAGGAGAACGTCCCATTTATATTAACGGACAACTTTCCTCTCTTCGTCCTTATATTGATCCTTACTATGTTTATCCCACGACACGTTACTAGTTTGGAAGTTATCGAGAGTCTGAAAAGACGAGACGCTTAAGATTTGATCAACACAGAAAAAAATTCGAAAATGAAAGAAAATGGGATTGTTTCAAAGTCGAGCTCGGTCACTGACACTGAAGAACTCCTATCTCTCGAAGGGGGAGATGGAGTGTCAGAAGGCACTCCAAGACTTGTATCCTCGATATCAGTTTGAAAAGGTGAGGCCTCCATTTCTTCGAAATCCTCGGACGGGACGGAACTTAGAACTTGACTTTTACTGTCCGGAGTTGAGACTGGCGGTTGAGTTTCAAGGACGGCAACACTACGTTTATGATAAACACTTCCATAAGAGTCAGGAAGACTTTTATGAACAGTTAGAGCGTGACCGGATTAAACAGGAGCTCTGTACTCAACATGGGATTCGACTGATTACGGTGCCATATACTGTTTCTGATGTTAAGGAGTATCTTCGTTGGACGACTCGACGTCTTAATATTTAATCTTTCTGTTCTTTCGATTCCAATCCCGGAATCGAAAGAGAAGAGAATAAAGATTATCGGATTTCAACTTTGACTTCGGTAAACTTGGGAATTCCGGCGAAGATTCGTTGACCGCTTTGAGATCGAAGATCTGTTATTCTCAAGGTAAACGTTGAATTATTAAAAACAATCGAAATTGTATCTCCGATGAATATGACGTCTCTCGTCTCAACTTCACGAGTGAGAAGGTTGGTAATTTGGTCCGTGTCTTCATATCTCAACGTATACCATTTTTCACTCTCCGGATGAAAAGTAATAAATCCAACTTTGGGAAGAGAAGAACACTCTTCAACGGTTACAGGTGTCCCCGGAGCAATTCCCAATGTATTCAGAACGGGTTGGGGTAACAGAATCAAATTGTCTCCCCAACGATGATAATTCGTCGCTCGAACATAGACATGGCGTCCGTTTGGAACTGAAACATTGCTAACTCGGAAAATTAAGTAGGGAACATCCTCTCGTTCAATGAGACTCCGGTAGAGACTCTCCGGAATAATCACCTCTCCATTTTGTGACATGTCTACCGAAAAGTTTTGGAAAGTCTCTTTACACAGAGAAACCTGACGATATCGGGACTTGATGAGTTCAATCTGAGATTGACTATAAAATTGGTTATAGGTTGGATCCCTCCACTCAAACTCATCTCGATAGTGAGATTTTAAGTAGTTCATAAGAGAGATGATGTCATAACATACATAGTGAACTTGACCATTGCGATCATTAACTCGAAGTTTGATAATTTGAGCGGGATGCAGACGCTGACTCTGTTCCGGAGTCAAGTTTTCACATGGGTGACTTCGTCTCCATTGCGCTAACTTCTGAAGAGTTCGAGCCGCCCTCTCCCTCTTCCTCTCTTCTTCTGAAAGAGCTTTTGTTTTTATCTTCTCCTCGAACTTCTTAAATCGCTCCCGACGGATGGCTTCTGGACCTCCAGCTCGTGCAATCTCCCTCTCCCGGAAAGCTCGAGCCCTTTCCGCCAGTCGAGGATCGACTCCATAAATCGACAGCCAGTACTTCTCATACTCCTTCTTCAATCGCTTCCTCTCCTCCTCTGGAAGTGCAGGACGTTCTTCTTCCTCCTCAATCTCTTCGAGGTATGGGTATTCCTCTCCTTGAAGATAGTGCTCGAACATCTCCTCCTCCTCCTCTGTAAGAGCAGGACGCTTTTCTTCTTCCTCCTCCTCAATCTCTTCGAGGTATTCGAGGTATGGGTATTCCTCTCCTGGAAGATAGCGCTCGAACATCTCCTCCTTCGAAAGATACTCTTCCAATTCCTCTTCTTCGGGACTTTTCATTTTACATGGAAAGTTAAAAAATATCTCGAGAAATAATTTCAATACGACTTATGTCTATTAAAAAAAAACAGTTTCACTTCTTAACTTTTTCAGAACTCGACTGTTATTAGGACAACCGTTCTCAATAGGTAGTGTCGATCTTCTTCCCGCTTTTTCCTCAAAGAAAATTAAATGAACCGGCTCTGAAAGTGTCGGAGAAGGTCAGAAATTCGGTCTTCAGCCTTTCGGTCTGGAGAATATCTTTCGTCGGCACTGGAAACGTCTTGTTCTCCAGAAACGGAGAAACAAGACATTACAGAAAGATCGAACCTCTTAACTCTTCCGAGAAAAACCTTCTTTGACAAAGTCGTCCCGATTTCGTCAAAGAACAATAAGAAATCACCTACTTTAATCTTCTCCAGAAACGGAGAAGGTTATTAATACAATTTATGGCGGTTCTCGCTGCGTCGAATAAATTCATTTAAGAGGTCTCGTTTTATCACCATTGGCTTTCCAATAAATCCGATTTCTTTCATTTCCGTAAGAAGATTTGGATGAAGATGACGCTCCTCAATAACAAAGGCCCGAACAGAAGTTGGACATATCTTACGATATCCGACATCGCAATCTCCATAGAAGTTCCAGACGAAATCTGCATGGGGACAACAGAGTTCCAGAAAGTCATCATGGAAAATTTCGATGATCTTCTTCCCGTCGAGAGAAAAATACGTCTTATTCCGGGCATCATAAATAAACTTCCGGTATGTTGGATCGACGCCTTTCCAAGAAGAAGGTTCGATAACGGCATAAAGCTGTCTCTCTTCATTGAGAAGCGGACCCACCTTCAGTCTGTCTCTTTTCGACTCGAGACTGTATTTTGGCTTTTCCCCTAACAACGGACTGTCTGGATCCTTAATCGCCAAGTAGTAAGACAAGATTCCATAGGAGAGGTTTTCCGATCTCTGACCGATAAAGACAGACTTGCGAATACTACGAATTGTGACTGTTTGTTCGGAAGACTCCGAAAACGCTTGGGAAAACACCGTCTCAGACAACATTGTTTTATCTTTTCTGACTCTCTTTAAATATCTTTTCGTTCTTGAAATCATCTGGACGTGACTTTTGGAACATTCTCGAAGAGATACCTCGAGACACGAAGCTTTGATTCATTTCTGAATTTCGGGGGAGGCTTGTTTCTTTAAAATGGCGGGAGTCCAGATAAATTTTTGTCGAAGTTTCTCTCTCTCCTGACCGAAACATATTTTACACAGAGCTCGATATCCGAAACAAAAGATTGGATTGTAAGAACTTCGACCACACATACTACAGGGTCGTTCTTGTTTCCAAGAATCTGCCGCTCCCTTTTTATTAGTTAGACGAGGAACAAGTCGCATCCAGGGTTCGTTGAGGATTTGTTCCTCGAGAGTCCGATTCTCTCTACATCGGGGACCGAAACTTCCCGAAACTGTTTCTTTCTTTTTCGGCGAGCGATCTTTTGTGTCGGGAGGAGAATTTCTATTATTAACACTTGAGATATCGGTTACTTTCTGAAAAGAGCAATTCGAGGAGGAAGTCTTCTCTTTATTTCCACTTTTCACACAAGAGAAGTCTTGTGTCGGGGAGTCTTCGACGGCGATATCGGAAGAAGAAATAATATTGGAATCCTGTTCACGGAAGTTTTTACAAGAAAGACACTCTCTTTGAGGCACGACCCGAAGATCGAGGAGTGTGATCTTATCATTGACTCCGTTATTAATCTCGGAAAGGATATCTTGGGCGGAGACCTCATACCAGGGTTCAGGGCGAGGAGTTGTCGTTCGAGAAGTATGAAAGATTTCAATAATACATTTAATCTGATGTGTCTCGTTGTTTCGAATCGCAATATCAGCAATCCATTTCCTCTGAGGCCCTTGATATTCTGGAATGACACTATCATTGGCGGAACATACAATTTCCTCTGCATCATTGACCGTAGAGCACTTTGTACACTTATAGGTCATTCGAATTCGAGTACCCCTGCGTAACGCGTCGACGAGCCAAAATTTTGTCATGCGATGGATCTCACTTTCAGAACAAGAATAAAAGTAGTTACATCTTGTTACAGAGTTTGGGGATGGATAGTGAGCAAAATGTGCTATCCGTTTCAGACCCTTTCGGAGAGTTACTCTTCGTTTACACTGAAGACAGGAAAATCGGGAATTCTTATCTCCTTGCCACGGCCACACCGCTCGTTGAAGTATCTCATCATACGCTTGTTTGAGTTTGGTTGGTCGGTTTGAGGGACCTCGATTCGACGTCGATGATTTCTGAATTGAGATAGACTCTGTTGACATGATTTAAGTTTGGATTCCAGTGTTTGAAAGTTGTCTCCATTTCTTGATTTCGACCTTTAATTTCTTTATCTTCTCGAAATCTTTTCAAAGGAACACACCTCAAACGTAATATAAAGTCTCCGTCAGTTACAGACAACACTTCATACAATGTTGTCTGTTTTCTTCATCTATTTGAAAAAGAAAAAGAAAAATGAAAGAGAAAAATAAGTAGAGTTAAGAACAGACTTATCCTTATTTGCGATTGATTGTTGTTAAAAATGGAGATAAGGGGTTCTGGTTCGAATCTTCTTCTTGACATGCCGATTGAAATTCTTATACGGTACAGTCATTATCTGTCTGATGAAGACATTGCCCGACTTCTGCAAACAAGTTCGGCGATGGCGAATTTGTTTCGGGATGATAATTTTTGGCGAGAAAGATATCAGACTTATATTGACTCAACACAGAAGGAGCTGCCTCTCCCCTATAAAAGTTGGAGGGAAATCTTTTTGGATCTGAGAGTGAGAGATAAACTTTCTCACTTCATTCCAGGAGATTTGAAGATTGCGCGTCGCAATTATTCAGCGATGAAGGCTTGGAATAAGTTTTGGGATAATATGAGATATCTTTCTGAAGAATCCTCTTCCAGTGGCGATACCTGGAAAACTATGTATAATGATGTGATTCGAGTTATCCGCAATATTGCGTTTAGCAGTGTCATTAGTTCTGGTCTCGACAGTGATGTTGTAAGTTTCTCTCTACCAGATAAGAAAGTCGTCATTCATCGTAAAGTTTTCCTTCTGAAAAGGTGTCTAATTTCGAATAAGACTGATTATAAACTTGGCATACACATACCTGAGAATATTTTGATGCGTTTGTGCCAACCTTATTGGAATCTTCTTCAGAAGGCCCCCAAGTGGTATGAAGTTAAGGTTTCCCAGTCTTCTCTTCCTCTATCGCCAGGGGAAAGAGAGTCGGATCTAACTTGGATGTTACGGAATCTTTACGATCTTGGAAATATCACACGTCTTTGTGTCGAAAACGTTTCTGGATTTAATAGTGATCCTCGATCTCATCGCGGTCTCGATGGCAAAGGAAAAGAAGGCTGCTCTTTGACTTCGACTCTGAAAACTTCTCTCCAGAGGTAAAACTGGTCAATCGAAATGGAATAACATGGGGAAATGTTATGATCGCGGTCATGATGGCGAAGGGTTCAAAGTTTGACATGTGGTATGAATTATTTGTAGAGGCTGATTTCCATGTCGAGGGATCAACTCTTTTCGGAACCTTGAAATTCGATCATGGCTCTTGAGAGGAGTGAATTCTCTCTTCGCTATAGAAACAAGGTATTGTTAATAGGGAACACAAAAGTGTTCCCTATTATATGTCTTGGAAGATGGAGGTTTTCTTAACCTGAATTTTCTTCCGGTATCTTTCTACTGTTGAGAAGGAATTTCCAATGTTTGAATGTTTCCCGATATCCTTTTCCGCCGGGAGTATAGTCAATCTCGTCTTTCAAGAGATTGACCTGTTTTTGGAGTTCTCGAACCTGATCTGAAAGTTTGAGATAACTACTGTAACTTGAAATAACATGTGTCAAGAGAGTGTCGTCTTCTTTTAGAATTATCGTAATGTTTCGCAGAGATTGCGATGTATCGATGTCATGTTTTAAACACTGGAAGTAAAGATCAAGAGCTTTTCCCTTATTCACGGGGACACCTCGACCGGTATGATAGAGAAGGGCGAGATCGTAAAGTGGTGACACGTTTCCCAATTCAACAGCTCGTTCGAAGAGTTCTCTCGCTTTCGAAAAGTCCTGATCTCCCCCCGTTCCAAGGAGGTACATCATTCCGAGACCATACATGGCACTACTACAGTTTAGTTTTACTCCTCGCTCAAAGAATTCTCTAGCCTTCTGATAGTTTTGTTCTCCGCCATATCCATTAAAATAGATATAACCGAGAAGAGAAATCGCTTCGGGATCGTTTCTTTGGGCTGTCAGTTCAAACAGTTCTCTCGCTCGATTATAATCTTGTTCAACTCCTTGCCCCGTGTAATACATGAAAGCAAGATTGTTGATCGCGCCTTGACTTCCAAGTTTCATCGCACGTTCAAAGAGTTCCTTAGCTTTACAAAAATCTTGTTTTACGGCTTTACCCTCAAGATATATTAACCCAAGATTATTAAGGGCCAATGGATTATTGTGTTCCGCAGCATCTTCAAGAAGAATTCTGGCTTTGTCATAGTTTTGTTTTCCACCCTCTCCATAGTAGTACATCATTGCCAGATTTATCCTTGATTCGAGACAGTGTTTCATTCCTCTCTTAAAGTACTGTCGAGCGAGAAGAAGATCTTTCCTGACACCTAACTCACACGAATAGATAACTCCAAGAGCATTAAAAATCACATCCTGTTTTTCTTCATTCAATATCTGTTCAACCTCATTTTCAAGAAGTCTCGTAAACTGAAAAGGGTCAGATCTGGAAGTGTAGAGTGCGTCGATCAAGGAAGACATGAAAAGAATTACGAATGTTTACAAATAGCCAAATTTAAAGTTAAGATCGATTTTTTTGGATGAAAAGAATCGATCTTAAGATCAAGTCAATCGTCAAGCCTCCCTAAAAAGAAGGTACCTCTTTAAACGGAATACAAATTGTAACGTGTTTGTGTTCATGGACGGAAGAAGGATATCGATTCTTTTCATCTTAAAAAAATCCGAATTTCGGAAGAGAAGAGAATATTTTTGAATAAGAAAAAAGTCTTCTTCTTCTTCTTCTTCTTCTTCTTCTTCTTCTTCTTTTTGGAGAAGATTCGATTATTTAAAACCTTAAAAGAAGAACAGGAAACCGGTACGGTAATGGACAAGAGTATCAGTAAGCGTGAAGAGGAGATCCAGGCCTATTGGAAGGAGAACCGGATCTTTGACAAGTCCTTGGAACTGGCGAGAGCGAGGGGCTATCCAAGGTTTAACTTCTATGAGGGACCGCCTTTTGCGTCGGGGAGTCCTCATCTTGGACACTTGATCACCAAGACGGTCAAAGACTCGGTGATCCGGTACAAGTCTCAAAATGGATATTGGGTTCCTCGAGTTGCCGGGTGGGACACACACGGCGTTCCTCTGGAGACGAAGGGTCAACAGAAGCTGAACTTGAGAACTCGAGAGGATATTCTCAAAGCTGGTATCTCCACCTTTAATCAGACGTGCCGGGAGATCGTGATGACGGTAAGGAATGATTGGGAGAAGACGACGGATCGCTTTGGGCAGTGGATGGACTTTTCCTATATGAACTCGGTGTGGTGGGTCTTTAAACAGCTTTATGACAAGAATCTGGTCTATCGCGGAATCAAGGTCATGCCCTATTCTTCTGCCTGTTTCACGGTCTGGTCCAACTTTGAGGCTAATCAGAACATCAAGGAGGTGTCTGATCCAGCTCTGGTGGTTAAGTTTCCTTGCGAGTCGAACGAGAACACCTATCTTCTGATCTTTACAACGACACCCTGGACCTTGCCTGCCAACTTGGCCGTCGCCGTTTCCTCTGATCTGGACTACGTTTATGCTTCCGTGTCCACTTCATCCGGAGTTTCAGAAGTATATGTGGTCGAAGCCAGTGCTCTCTATAATCTCTTTTCACCGGAAGAAGTGAAGGTACTTAAGACGGTCAAGGGATCGGATCTGGTTGGCTTGAGATATCGGCCGTTGTATCCCTATTACTATGAGGAATTTAAAGATAGTGCCTTTCGAGTTTTGACGGCGCCTTTTGTCTCCGGCACGACGGGAACGGGTCTTGTTCATCTGGCTCCTGGATTTGGTCCTGACGATTTTAAAGTCTGTTTAGAGGCCGGTATCATCGAGGCAGATCTCTATTCTCCTGGAAAGAGATCTCGCGGTCCACCGTGTCCGATCGACGATTCAGGAAGGTATACCTCTGAAGTTCGAGCGTATGAAGGTCTCTACGTCAAAGATGCTGACAAGAAGATTATCTCTGAGTTGAAGAGACGTGGTCTGGTAATTCGGGCAACCTATGAAACTCACAAGTATCCCTTCTGTTGGCGGACGGATACACCTCTTCTCTACCGGGTCTGGCCGTGTTGGTTCATCAAGGTTTCGGCACTTACGGAGCGTCTCATCGAGAATAATAAGAAGATCACCTGGGTCCCTGAGTTTGTCGGGAAATCTCGATTTGGCAACTGGCTGGAATCGGGAGTTGATTGGTGTGTGTCTCGAAACCGCTTCTGGGGCACTCCGATTCCGATCTGGACTGACGCGAACTTTCACGAGATGGTATGTGTTGGATCTGTGGCTGAACTGGAAGAAAAAGGTTGCCGTCGACGAGGTCAAGAACTAGTTAAACTTTCCCCTGGAGATATCAAAGATCTTCATCGGGATTCCATTGATGATGTTGTAATCCCATCCAAACTGCAACCCGGAACCTGGCTCTCTCGAGTTGAAGAGATCTTTGACTGTTGGTTTGAATCCGGTTCCATGCCCTATGCCAGTCAGAAGTTCCCCTTCGCTCTCAGTGAAGCGGAATTTCGACAGTACTTTCCAGCTGACTTCATCAGTGAAAGCATCGACCAAGTTCGAGGATGGTTTTACACTCTGTCCGTCCTATCAACGGCTCTCTTTGATCAGCCGGCGTTTAAGACGTGTGTGGTAACTGGTCTGGTCCTGGCTGAAGATGGTCAAAAGATGTCGAAAAGCAAGGGCAACTACAAACCACCCGAACTGATCATGGACAAGTACGGGGCTGACGCGTTGAGACTCTATTTGCTCAATTCTCCGGGAATCTCGGGTGACACTCTTCTTTTTAAAGACGATGACGTCAAGAAAGTCGTAACCAACGTGCACATCTACTTATTGAATGGAGTCCGCTTTCTGAAACATATGGTCGCCTTCTCTGAAAAGACGTCTGGACAAAAGTTTCGGGTGTCGCCTCAAGATGAGCATTCCCTTTCCCTCGTCGATCGGTGGCTTCTTCAAAAGACTCAAGAATACATCACCGACATCCACACTTTGATGTCTCAGTATAATCTGAGAGAGATCTATCCCAAGATCACCGCCTTTGTCCAAAACCTCTCCAACTGGTATTTGAAACTTAACCGGTCATCCATGAAGGCCTTCTTTCTCTCCGAGTGTCCTCGAGTCTACTTGTCTCTTAATAACCTCTATTGGGCCTTGTACTACTTCTCGGTAATGACTGCTCCCTTTGCCCCGTTTCTAACGGAAAGTATCTTCTTAGATATTCGGAACTGGTGTCCCGATCACGCAACCATCGAAAGTGTTCACCTGATCCAGATGCCGACTCATCTTCCAGTTTGCGTTTCCAATGACCTCTTGATCCCCTTTGAGTATCTTGTCAAAGTCATCAACGGAGTCCGGTACCTCCGAGGTACCTCCAATCTTCCCGCCCGACGTCCTCTCAAAGAGGTAACCGTTGTTTCATCTTCCCCAAAGATTCTGTCTCATTTGGAACAAGTTAAATCTCTTCTCGTCGATGAACTTAACATCGTAAACTGTCACTTCGACTCTCAAGAAAGTAAGTATCTGAAATATACAGTGATCCTCGATCCAAAGACCGCGGGAAAGAAGTTCCGACATCGCATGTCTGAGGTAGCTCGATCTCTTTCACAGATGCCTCCGGAGAATGTTCTCGCCTTACTCTCCGGTAAATCGGTCCAGCTTGGGACGGATGTGGTCACACCTGACGACGTCATTCTTCAACGAATGCCTCTGACTCCTCATCTTCTCTTCCAGTCTGAAGGTGACATCAGTGTCTTCGTTGATACAGAGATGACACCTGATATCGAGCTTCGTTATGTCGCTAAACAACTCAACCGAACCATCTTGGACTTTAGAAAAGAGCTCGGCTTAGTTCTCTCCGATTCGATCAAGGTCTACTATTCGACTGACAGTGACCTTCTCCGATGTGTTCTTTCAACTCCGAACTATCTCAAAAATCTCTCGTTAGAACCTATACAGGACAAGAATCCTTTGCTCAGACAACCTTTAACTACTTCGATCTCTCGGCTCATCTCTACTTCGCCCGAATGTAAATCAAACTCTCCCTCACTCCAGAAAATACCCCAGGATCTTTTCGTCCTGGGGTATTTTTCTAACATCTTCAGAAAGAAGATGTCAAGAGTTCTAAAACGGTAGAAATAACGGAAAGAGAACAGTACTCGAATCGCTCTTGGCTTTATTTTTCCGAAATATCATTTGTTGACGTCGATCTCTTGAACCTAAAGATCACCAATAACTTCTTGTCTTGTTATTTTAAATTGTTCCGGAGAGACGATGAATCTTCAGTCAATTGGACGTATTGATGTATCAACTGGGAGAGACAGACGTCTGAGCTGGTGAGAATCTGTCGTATTCTTTCCAGAATGTCGGGATTTTTTTGTCGGACATAGCTTTGACAGTAAAGCTTCAGGGCCATGAAAAGATCGACTTTAACTCCAATTCCACATTGATACATCTCAGCGAGAGCCACCAAAGCAGAGGAATTACCCTTAAGACTCGCCTGCTCAAGAAGTATTCTGGCTTGGTGCCAATCTTGACCCATTCCAACGCCAAAGCGATATCTCATTCCAAGTTGATATAAAGTAGAGTCATCGGTTTGTGTATCGGATTTTAAGTTCGGATTCAGCACTTCCATCGAGAAAGATAGAGAAAGTTCAGTTTTTCAAGTCTTATCTCTTCTATTCCGAAACCTCGAGAAGACGATAGGGCTTAACATACTTATCAACAATTTGATAGAGAAACTTCCCATTCGTAACCGTATAGCAACTAAACCTCTTCATACGTATCAGGAACTTGATGCATTCGTTTCGTTTCTCCGTAAACTTATCCAGTGTTCGAATCGTTATTCCAGTACATCCTCCCGAGATTAGTGGCTCCCTCGAGGAAACGCCTGAAGAATCTCTGAAAATGTCCGGAGAAGACTCAAGAGTTGACACATACCTCTGAATCTCCTCGTTTATGTTGATAGGACACTTCAGATGACAGTAACAGAACGCAACAATCTCACGAATACCATAGTGGAGCCCAAAATCAAAGAGCTTCTTCGGACTGTCCCTCGACTTCAGATAGGCCTCTTGGATCTCATTGTCAAAAATATATTTGGATATCTTCTTCAAGACCGATTGGCCATATAATTCAATAAATTCCTTCTCGAAATTTGTTAGAGAAATAAGCTCCATTCCAATTCTTTGGATTTGGATCTTATTTTCTCTATCAATTTATCGATTTTCTGTCATATTTATACGGGAAAATTAAACTCTTCGATTTGAGTTATTGAATCGGAGATGAAAGAAGATCATTCTCTCCATTTCGTTGTTCAACTCTCTCTCTTAACTCGAAAAATGACGACAGAAGAAACGTCAGAAACCCTGTATTTGGAAGTAAAATAAGATCATATGCGATAGTTTTGACGTCACGTGTGATCTGAAAATACGAAAAATACAGATTCAGGATTCGATTGGCATTGGCATCAGATTTACTTGCAAGATAAAGTTTCGCAAGTCGGATCATCGATTCCGGATGATTCATCTGAGCTGCACGTTCATAAAGTTCAATGGCTTTCCGATAGTTAAGGGGGACCTTATCTCCATTTTCATACATACGGGCAAGATTAAATATGGCAATGGGATCGTTAGGTGTGACGGCTTGTTCATATAACTCTCTTGTTTTCTTATATTCTTTTGTTCCTATCTTTCCCTGTTTATACAGAAAGTCGAGAGTGTTCATCGCCACGACATGTCCATGTGTTGCTGCTTGTTTATAGAGTTCTTTTGCTTTCTGCAAGTTCCATTCTCCATCGATACCATAATATAGGTTTCCAAGATGATACATTGCATCGGTATTATTAAGAGAGGCAGACATTTCATACAGTTCTTTTGCTTTGACGAGATCTTTCTCACACCCCCATCCGTGATTAAACATTTGGCCGAAGATATGAAGAAGAACTCCTCGATTCGTCGGGTCTTCAAGAGAGGTCGAAGTATCGAGGAGAATTTGACGTTGCTCCTGGACAAGATGAGAGAGGATCGTTTTAATTTTTTCAGGTTCTCGTTGATGTGTCAACAGTTCTTTTATCAGGAAATCCATGCTTTTAATTTCCGGAATCAAGAGAAGAAGTGTTCAATCATATTCGGAGTATCTTCTGACGAAACCGTTCTCTCCGTCTCAGATTGAGATCTCTGGTATCTCAACAGAGACTCCCAGTGTTTCGCTGTCTCATAATATCCCTCTCCTCCAGGTCGATACTTGAGTTGAGCCCGGAGGAGTTCAACTTCTCTTTGAAGATGGGCCACTTTCTCTTTCAAGGAGAACCACTCTCCACAACGATAAATACATCGTGTTAAAAGAGAATCCGACTCACTTAAAATCGTCTTGAGAAGAGGAAGAACGTCCTGAAAAATTTCTGGACTCTTATAACATTGGAGGAAGAGATCAAGAGCCTTCTCCAAGTCTTTCTCTCCTCCGAAACCGTTGTAATACATATAGGCTAGATTAGCCATTGCTGGGCGATTCTTATATCGAACCGCCTGTTCAAAGAACTCCTTCGCTTTCTGAAAGTCAGGAGATACACCCTGTCCTTCCTGATACATGCGTCCAAGATTATTCATCGCCATCGGGTCATTCAGCAGAACCGCCTGTTCATAGAGTTCTTTCGCTTTGTGGTAGTCCTTTTCCACTCCCTCTCCTTCATGATACATGTATCCGAGATTTATCATCGCCTGAGAATTGTTAAGAAGGACGGCTCTCTCATAGAGCTCCTTCGCCTTCTGAAAGTTCTTTTCGACTCCTGTACCACAATGGTATATATATCCAAGTGCACTCATTGCCCATGAGTTATTGAGAGAAACTCCCTTCTCATAGAATTCTCTCGCTTTCTGATAGTCCTGTGGGACACCTTTCCCTTCATAATACATATCTCCAAGATTCGTGAGAGCCTGAGAGTTACTTCTCATTGCCCTCTCAAGATAATTCTTGGCTTTTCGATAGTTGGTTTCAACACCAAGTCCATAATAATACATATGTCCAATTATATTAAAGATGACATCTTGTTTTATTTCATCCTCGATGTGTTCCGCCTCATTGATAAGAAACAACGCCTCATCCTCACTCACATTTAAAAGAATTTCCCAAAGGACCTTGAGATTATCTCGATGAGTATAAAGTTTGTCAACTAAATTTTCCATCTTTATATTTCTCAAAGGCACTCATTTATGATGATTTCCCGAAACGTCTCTTCTTTCATCGTAATCTTGACAGAAAAGTTTCCTTCTCTTTCAATCCATCCCAGATCCTTGTATCACAACTTTCATCCATTTTCTCTGAATTCCCCTTCAACAAACAATCTTATTAATTCGATTCTCGAGTTGATAAGACTGTTTTGTTTCTCTCTCTCCATCTTCCGTCTCGGACGTGTTAAGTTGATCTGTCCGTTTATAAAGTTTGTATTTCTCTTTCCTCTCTCGTTCCGGACAAAAAAGAATTGTCGCAAAAGTTGCTCCTCGATATTAAGTATCGTCTTGTCGGATAATCTGTTGTGTATGATGATATATACAACACGTCTCACCTTCCAAAGAATCAACAAAAATAAATATCTCATTTCTCATTTCTCATTTCTCATTTCTCATATCAACAATGATATCTTGAATATGTATCAACATTAATATGTTTTGGATATTTGTCAACATTGATAGAACTCCATTCTATCAATACTGATATGTCTTGGATATTTATTTCTCCGAATAGAACTCCAATTTCTATCAACTGAATATGTCTTGAATATTTATTTCTCCGAATAGAACTCCGAATTTTATCAACGCCGATATGTCTTGGATATTTATTTCCGCTAATAGAACTCCTAATTTTATCAATGCCGATATGTCTTGGATATTTATTTCCACGAATATATTTCGGATGTCTATCAGTGCTGATAGAACTCCATTCTATCAACTTGATATGTCTTGGATATTTATCAAGTTGATATGCCTCCACTTTCTATCAACTTGATATGTCTTGGATATTTATCAACTTGATATGCCTCCACTTTCTATCAACTTGATATGTCTTGGATATTTATCGATGTTGATATGCTTCCAATTTCTATCAACTTGATATGTCTTGGATATTTATCAAGTTGATATGTCTTGGATAT